AGGATTGTCCAGGCTGTATAAACTTTGCTAATTTGGATGATTGCGGATATTCATTTAGATAAAAGATTAAAAGAAGTGTTTGTGTCTGTTGTCAATAGCTTGATAGCATGTAACTTTCATAGCATAGGGATTCTTCATGGCGGCGGTCTAACCCGCATCCATGGGGAGTTGTTGGTGATGTTGTGTCGTACATTTATCATCTTGCACATTATTAAAAGTGAACGGAGCCTAATGACTCCAAAAGAAAACTAATGTGCAAGATTTCGGGCTTTGTCTTGACCCCTTACGACCGCAAAGTTAGGATGTTTTTTCCGTTTCCTCGGAATAAATTTTCGGAGAAAGCGTCAAAATGAACAGACATTAACAAAATAGACGCCAAATTAAAGCTTGTTCACAAAGATTCGGAAACGAGTATACCTATAGCAAGCTCCCGGTTGCCGCAATGTCCACTGCTACATGTTGCCGCAACCATACCTTTCTTGGAAAGAGGGCGATTAGCAATGCCGCTGCTCCAACTTGGTGCCAGTTATCTTGGTGCCTTAACTTGGTTCCTAAATTCATTTATAGATAAGGGGCTAAGATGATTATAGGCTAATCTACTGATAATAAGAGTGTTGAAAGTTAATCGGTTCTTTTCAACTTGGTCCCTAACTTGGTGCCTAAAAAGAATTTATGGACCAAGATAGGATAAGGCGTAAAGCGGGGATAATGTATTGAGTGATAATTAGTTAAGAAATAAAATCAAGACCTTAAACTTAGTGCCTAAATAAAATTAGGCACCAAGTTATTTCGGCACTAAGTTTAAACAGTTTTATATTTCTGTATACTACTTCTCGGATGTTCTGGGTCCGTCATTTCTATTTTGCCTTCATCAAGCAAAGGCTTAAGATACTTGTTTCTGAATTTGGTTCTGTCACTATATCCCATAAATCCAAGTATTTCGGGCATTGTTCTTGGTACAGAACAGTATTGCAACAACTTGTTGAATTCTGTTTGGCTCGGTATAAGTTTCTTACGCCCCTTATGTCCAGCCTTTACTTTCTTAACTTCATTGTTCGGCTTCACCACCACTTCAAACACGGTGATCTTGTCTACATTGAAGTCTATAGGCGGATTGCCGTTTTCCTTGAACAGCTCCTTCACGCGGCTCACGCCACGGTTGAACATATTTACATAGCCAAGGTTCTTCAATGCCTCGGCTATGATGGGGTTGCGGTAGTCGTTGACGTGTGGGAAGTTCTCGGGGCGTGCCTTGCCATAGAGTCCGCCTGCATTCATTATCTCCAAGCGGTCGCTGAACTCGTAATAGCGTATCGGCATGTTGGAACTGTAGTCACGGTGCATGACTGCATTCAACAACAGCTCCCTTATAGCTTCCCGCGGATAGTTGACAACTTGCTCCTCACGAAAGGCAGTCACAGGCACCGGCCTCGTCGTTACGACACTGTTCTCCGTAAAGGTGTCGAGCTTGGGCAACAAGTCAAACAAGCAGCTTGTGAACATACGCTCATTGAGTATGTCGGAAGCCTTGTCGTTGCCGCCAAACTTCACGTACTGCAACATAGGCGCCGGGTATAAACTGTTTCGGACGGTGAGCAAAGAGTATCACAGCAGCGTTTGTCGGGCAATGGCTGTCCATATCGTACAAGCCTACCGATGCCATCTGTTCTTCCAGACTTCTGTTGTCAGCAGACAACACGTCAGCGGCTTTGGGGAGGTAGCCATTGCGTATCATGGCAACATTCAAATCCGACAGCTTGGCGCGCAGACACGGAGTGACATCGAATGTAGCCATGTTGGCCGTACGTCGCTCTGTCAGTATACGCTCTTCATCCTCTGATGCTATGTCACGCCTTGGCCCGATGCGTACAAACACACGACCACGATAACGGACGGGAGTCATCGGTGACGGTTGCACCTCACAGATAAGCAGGTCGCCTTCGGGGAACGCGAAGCGGTCAACGCTCATGGTCGGTATCGGCAGTATGTTGCCATCCGAGCGCAGGGCAGCGATATTCTTCAGCAGAGCGTCTGTAACCTTGAAGCCGGGCTTTATGTCACCGTTGTCTTCTGCTCCTATGATCAGATAGCCGTTCTTGTGAGAGCCGGGCAGGTCGTTGGAGAACGCACAGATAGCCTCACTGAACTTGTCCTTGTTGCCAGTGGACACCGTGCGCTCTATGCGGTATGTCTCTGTGCTCTTCAAGAGCTGTTGTAGTTCTGCCTTCGTTACCATAATAATAAGTTTTGCCAGTATGTTTCAGTTACAAAAGTAATGCAAACATGCGAGATGCCAAAGAAAATTCTGCTTTTCTTTTAACCTCCGAATGTTACCTTGTCCTATTCTTATACACTCATTGCTTGGTCGTATGCCTTTTGCAGGTTCATCCACATTGCAGCGGATACACCAAGAACCATCTCAAGGCCTTGCGCTATATCCATCGTCAATGCCTTCTGCTCTGCTACGATGCCATCCAACAATTCCTTGGTGCTGCCTATGAGCATAGCCAAGTCCCTGGTGTTGTAGCCATGTGCCTCTATCTGTCGTCTCAGAATAGAACCGGTATAGACGGATGAACCATATTTTTAAATATAAGGCAGAATGACTCTGAAAGCCGCTGCTCATGTAACGCATTGAGTATCAAATGATAATAGATAATTTTGAATGTTTCTAAATACATTATCATTTGCTCAATTCAGTATTCGCGTCCCCGAGTCTGGGTACAATATAAATCCCGTAAGTCCTTTTACATAAAGAGCTTACGGGATTTTTCTTTTCCTCTTGGGAAACATTTGAGAAACATTTCGGAAGTTTCCTCTTTTTACAGATTCAAAACGCTCGCTTGAAAATGAGGCAAATGAGGCTATTCATTTCAGCCATTGAGATTTAACGCATCCGTATCCAGCCACGCATCCGTAACCACCGTAGATATTAGTATATGTCGGTTGGATGAAGGCAAGACTATGCTCTCCTATATCATTATTGTTGATGTCATTGATTGACTTCAGCATATGATAAAACTCCGGTGATAGTGAGAACAGTTCGACACGATAAGCCGAAACGTATGCCTGTTCAAGGACACACAAATGCAATGTCACCGCCTGCGATGTCACTTGGGACGAATCAAAGACATACATCAAATATAGGGCACAGAACGAAGCGTATAAATGGGGATGAGGCGAAATGAGGGTGAAAGGTTTGAGAGACAAAGGGTTAGGGAGATTGAGGGCGGAGAGGCGGAAAAAACGAAACGTTTACATGGGTTTAATTTTGGTTTACATGGAAGGCGTGATGAGGCCCGGATGATGGGCGATTGGTTTACATGAGGTTTACGAGTGGTTTAACGTGAGGTGGGCGGTCGGATCAGGCTCGGCTGAGAGCGGTTTGGCGACGATTTTGGCGGCTGTGAGGCCGTCTTTTTTGTGCCTGTACGAATGCGCGAAGAGACTGCAAATGACTTAAATACGGGCGTTTTGTGGCCGTTTTTGGGCGTATGGTTGGGGCTGTGTCCGCTATGATGAAGGGAGGGGGAAGGGATGGGGATTAAATGGCGTTGAAAAGGGAATGATATGGCGTTGGAAGATGACGTAAAAGGAGGCATAGGCTGAGGCTGGTGCCTCCTTTTACGTGGTTTTCAGGATGGGCGGAAATGGGACGATTTTGTCGTGATTTCAGATTTGGGAATTCATTTGGATATTCAGTTTGGGAATTCACCTTTGAAAGTTTGGGAATTCAAAAAGTGGAAATGAGGGGGTAGATGGAGAGGGGGTAAAAGTACGCATTTTTTCGGTTTGACCCCCGATTTTGGGCAATAGCCCCACCCTCAACGGCACCCACCTTTTTGAAATACACATTATTATATATAGCGGAAAAGCCCGTAAACAGGGGGATTGCGACCGTATTCAGGGGTGATGAGGGAGGGGAACACTAGGAAAAGGGAGGCTCAGAGGGGTGCAAGGAGTGCCCGTAGGGGGTGAGGAGGGGCGATGGCGTGATAGTTACTTTATTGTAAAGTCGAAAACTGAAGTATAAGCACCCACCCCATTAATAGTAAATACTATGCAGTATTCACCCGGTTTGGCGTCTACTGTAACATCATAAACTCCCTCCTTCAGTTTAGTAGAGGAAACGACCACATCATCAGCTGTTTCCAGTCCCGAATTGTTACCTCCCCAGAGGCTATAAGAGCCTTGCACCAATTGGCGTTTGTTCTTTTTGACCACGAATCTCGAAACCGCAAAATCCCGTAGGGTGTAGTTACTTGAGAACATATAAAGGCGTTGCGCCTTGCTTGCTGGAACCATACCAAAGTGCATTCTAAAATGTGCCTTACCTGTAAATACATAGGGAGAGGTTGTACCTGCGAACTCTACTTTTACCTTTGTTTTAGCAATGCCATAGCTTAAGGCCGTTCCTAAAGCATTAGCCTTCACGCCAACATATTTTATTGCTTCCATTGGCTGTTCGCAGCTATCAATAACAGCATAAATTCCGACAGAATCTCCAGCGTTCATATAGGCTTTTGCCATAGCTTTAATTTCTTGTTCGCTCTGACCGAACGAACATACAGAAACAATGATGCAAATAATAGATAGTAACAATTTCTTCATATTGCGATAATTATAAGTTAGACTAAACGTACGAGGCCGACGATGGTGCTGAGTGAGCGGATGTCGACCTTGGGTAGGGGAAATGGCTTGTAACGCTTGTTCTCGGAGACGCAGAGGATGCAGTCGTCGTTCTTTTCGCACTCCTCGACGTACTTGACGAGGACACCCTGACTGGTGTCGAGGACATAGACGCCGCCCCACTGGAAGAAATGAATCTCTGATATTTTGCGGCAAGCGATGATGTCGCCGTTGCAGTAGAGAGGTGTCATGGAGTCGCCGGAGACACGAATAAGGAAGTCGGCGCCCTTGGCTTCGAACTCCGGTATGGAGTAGTGCTGGCAGTCTTCGAAGCGCACTCCGTCGTTGTCCATGGCCGGGAAACCAGCAATGGCCTCCATGGGGATGAGCGGGATGCCTTTGTGCTTTGAATTTGTTTTTTTTGCTTCAGGCAAAGATTTCTCATCAGATTTCAGCATGGGGCCTTTGCCAGTGAGTAACCATTCGGGAGAGTATAGGGGATAATTTTCAACCAACGTCTGTATCCATTTAGATTGAATGTCCGTTCCGTTTGCAATGGCACGAGAAAGCACCCCTTTGCTTGCCCCTAAAGAGCGTTCCATTGCCCCTATTGTTATGCCTTCTTCTGAGGCTATTTCTTGTATTCTTGATAAAATTGTTCCCATAAGTTGAAAATAATCCCTTAAAAATTTTGTAGGTTGAAAATTATCACCTATCTTTGCAGCGTGTTCCATTTGGAATGTGCGCCCAAAGATACGAAAAAGGGCTGAGAGTGAAGAAGAATTAAGGTTAAATGTTAATAAGTGAAGAATATGAAGAAGTTGAATCTGAGTAAGCGCATGATGCGTTTAGTATTGGCCATAGAGAGCCTTCCCCAAAGAGACTGTTCAGAATCCTTTGAGGAGACAGTGAGAAAAGTAGTATCCGGCGAGTTGCTATTGCTCGATGCCGGGACCGGCAATCCGTTGCTGTTATCAGCTCGTGACAAGCGTCAACTGTTGCGCATTAGGTGCGAGGTAGTGTCGAGCAGTGTGCGCAATCCTACCCCACGCCATATTGGCTGAACTCGATGTGGATTTTACACTGTGGCATCTCGAAATCCATGAGGTCTCTGATGGCATTGGCAAGTGGAGCAAGATGCTCTGCCTTGTCTTTGCCAAAAGAGACCGAGACTATGGCTTTGACCGATGGAGGATTGCCTTCGAAGAACTTAATGACAGGCTGTTCCTTACGCAGGATACCCATGAGATGGTGAACGTGTTGGAGACTTGGGGAGACGTACTCCTTAAATTGCTCAAAGGAGACGTTTTCCACTATGGCAGTGATGGTATAAGTAACTGTGTAGAGCTTTAGCATATTGTTCCATTTAGAATGAGCGCCCAAAGATACAAAAAAGGGTGGAGAAGAAAGAAGAATTAAGGTTAAATGTTAATAAGTGAAGATTATGAGAAAGAAAGGCAACAAGAAATCTACCGCCATTCTGACAATGGCGGAGAAGGAGAAGCTTCAGCGAGTTCTGGATGCTTACTGTGAGAAGCTGCAGGCCGACTACCAGTCAGCGACCACACGACTGGGCCGGCACTATTATGCCGAGGTTCAGAAGGAAGCCTCTACGGGAATTTTATCTCGATATTATCCCTACGGCACCTCTCCTCAAACTCGGTTTTTTCTTGAAGAAACTTATCGGCTAACTCAGTCTCATGCCTCTGAAATGCGAGAGGTACGAGCCATTTATAATACTCTTGGCTTAAGAACCAACCGCCATCTGGAAGGTTATCCTTTACATAGCTCTCCAGCGCGGCGATGCGTGCCTCAAGACATATGAGGTCTTCTACAGAATAATCACTCATATTTTGTTCCATTTTGAATTCGGCCATAAAGTTACTAAAAATTATTGATTAACAAGTGAAGAATATGAAGAAGTACATTCATCTGAAGAAAGAGGACCGCGAGTTTATCGCGAAGGCGTTTGACATTACGCCGCGCATGGTGTTCAGTGCCGTGCACTTTGAGAGTGACTCCGAGCTGGCACGGAAAGTACGGAAGTTAGCGATGGACCGTGGCGGCATCGTGATGGTTGAGGCTCCGGAGACAGAGACCCTGTTTGATGCCGACGGCTATATGCGCCAGTATCTGCCCGGCGGCGTGCTGTTGGAGTTCAAGTATGCCGACAATAGTTGCACGGTGTTCGTGCGGGGCGAGGAGCAGCGTAAGTTCGAGCATGTGCTGGTGAGCGACATTCCGTATATCCAAGAGTTTGCGGGTAAATTCTATAGTGCCGCTGCTCAGCAGCGTCCTACGGAACGGGAGCGTCAGATGGCATAAGGAGGCAACTATGGAGTACTACGGCAACAAACTATGCGTGAGCTACCAGGATCTTGTGGATGGAGGCATTGTGAGTGCCTGCAACTACCGCAACTTGGTGAACCGCGGCAAGGTGGACGTTGTCCGTAAGGGCGGCGGCAGAGGCAGTTGCGCCCTGATAGCCGTTGACAGTCTTCCGGAGAGCTATCGTGAAGAAGTGCGCTGCAAATATCCAGATGGCGCGATGGTGCTATTAGTGGGCTGGGTGAACAGCAACTACGAGCTGGACCAGGGCGCGGTGGTCTTCTTCCACGACCGGAATAAGACCGGCGTAGACCTTCCTGAGGACAAAGCACGGGAGTACATCATCAACGCGAGCGTCCTGAACACGTGCATCAAGCTTTATGACCGTGCCAAGGACTACCGTAAGCTTATGGGTGAGAAATATGACTGGAGCATGATGGCTGAGGCCATCGAGGTGCTGCGGGACGAGCTCCACCACACCCTGCCCAAGAGCACGCTGCGTTTTCGGAAGAAGGTGAACGAATACAAGAGAGAGGGCTACGGCTGTCTGATCAGCGGCAAGTTCGGCAACCAGAGTGCCAGGAAGGTGGACTACAAGACAGAGCGTCTGATACTGGCCATTGCCTGCCTTCCGAACAAGCCTTTCAACACGAGCGTGCTTGAGATGTACAACATGTTTGTGTGCGGAGAGCTTGACGTATATGACCCTGAGACGGGCGAGCTTATGAATCCCGAGCATTTCACGGACAAGAACGGTGAGCCCAAGGCCCTCAGCGAGGCCACGATCACGAACTACCTGAACAAGCCGAAGAACCGTGTGCTGATAGAGCACCGTCTGACGAGCTTCACGACATTCATGCACGAGCAGATGCCTCACGTTCACCGGCATTCCCCCGAGTTCTCATTGAGCAAGGTGAGCTTCGATGACCGCGACCTTCCGCGTAAGCTGAAGGACACGAAGGCAAGACCAAAAGCCTACTACGCCTATGACGTGGCGAGCCAGTGCGTGGTGGGCATGGCCTACAACCGCAACAAAAATGTGGACTTGGTAGTGGATTGCTTCCGCAACATGTTCCGCTTGTTGGACCGGAACGGCTGGGGCTGCCCGGCGCAGGTAGAGGTAGAGAACCACCTGATGAGCCAGTGGAAGGACAGCTTCCTGAAGGCCGGAGTGATGTTTCCCTTCGTAAGGTTCTGCGCCCCGCAGAACTCCCAGGAGAAATATGCCGAGCCTATGAACGGCGCGAAGAAACGCAGCATCGAGCACAAGAACCACCTTGGCATCGGCAGGTTCTACGCCAAGGACCGGCACTACCGTACAGAGGCCAAGAAGGTGTTTGACGAGAAGAACGACACCTACGAGGACAAACAGTACTACACGTGGGAAGAGCTGATTGCCGACGACCGCCGTGACGTTTGGGAGTTCAACCACAGTTTGCACCCGAACCAGAAGAAGTACCCCGGTATGACGCGTTGGGACGTGCTTGTGGCGAACATCAACCCGACGCTTGAGCCTTTGGAGAAGAGCAAGGTGGCTCGGTATATCGGCGAGCATGTGGAGACAACGATCAGGCGTAACTCCTACTGCCGGGTTCAGTATAAGGACTGGTGGCTGAGCGACGTGAAGGTGATCGAGCAGCTTGAGCCCAACAACTGGAAGGTGGATGCCTACTACCTGCCCCATGAGGACGGCAGCATCACGGACGTGTATATCTGGCAGGGCGACCGGTACATCGACAAGCTGGAAGACGTCGGCACGTTCAACACCGCCGACTGCGAGCAGACAGATGCGGACGAGGCCGTTAAGCTGGCACAGCAGAAGAAGATAGCCAAGTTCAACAAATGGGTGAAGGACAACGAGATTGGCACGGTAGGCGTGGCAGCGAAGAGCCAGGAAGAGCCGGAAGCCATATCATTAGCGGCCATAGAACCGCCGGAGGAGACGGAAGAAGCGGACGTGACGCTGACGGAAGACTACGGCCGGAAGGCGCTGGAGGACTATTAGGCCGCTGCCCAGCAGCGGCGTACAGAACGGCGCGGACGCAGCAGGGAAGGGCGCGGGGTTGTAACCCCGCGAACATAAACAACATTTTAACGATATTAGAAAGGACTTCGAATTAACAGAGTTGATTGTCGGCTGCGCTCGGTCAAACGAGCAAGCTCGATGACACTCACTTGCACGACAATTATGATTACAGAAGGACAGAAAAAGAAGATTTTGGAGGCGGTGAGAGCCAACCGCCCGAACTATCCGAGCGACGCCAAACATGCGGCAAGCCTCGGCATCAGCACGAGCGTGTACAGCTCGATCAAGAACGGTCAGACGGCCAAGGCTTTGAGCGACGGCAACTGGATCAGCATCGCCCGCAAGCTGAACGTGAGCCTTCGGCCCGGCATGGAGTGGAAGGCAGCCAAGACCCCTACGTTTGACTTCATCACGGCTCAGCTTGAACTGAGCCAGCAGTCGAGCCTTAGCGCGATACTGGTAGACATCCCGAATATCGGCAAGACGTTCACGGCGAAGTATTACGTTAGGAGCCATAAGAACGCCGTGTATATCGACTGCTCACAGGTGAAGACGAAGACCCAGCTTGTGCGTAAGATCGCAAGCGAGTTTGGCGTGTCGAGCGGCGGCTGGTACCACAACGTTTATGAGGACCTGTGCTACTACCTGCGGAGCATCGACCACCCACTGGTGATTCTTGACGAGGCCGGCGACCTGAAGAACGAGGCGATGCTTGAGCTGAAGGCGATGTGGAACGCCACGGAACGCTGCTGCGCCTGGTACATGATGGGCGCGGACGGGTTGAAGGAGCGCATCCGGCGGAGCATTGACCTGAAGATGGTGGGTTACACCGAAATCTTCTCGCGCTACGGCAACCACTACTCTAAGGTTACTCCCGACGACGGCCGTGAGCGCGAGCAGTTTCTGAACAGTCAGGCGAAGATTGTGGCCAAGGTGAACGCCCCCGATGGCGCCGACATATCCGCCATCGTGCGCAGGAGCAAAGGCGGTCTGCGTAGGGTCTATACCGAGATAGAGAAACTAAAGATGACCCAGGTATGAGCAAGCGAGCATACAGCGTGCGGGACATCGAGTCGAAGAAGTGGGTGACTCTGCCTTGGGGTGAGAAATGGAGCCTTCCGTTCGGCTATCCCGCCGACAACGCTCGCTGGTTCATCAGCGGTGCGAGCGCGAGCGGCAAGAGTTCCTTTGTGATGCAGCTGGCCAAGGAGCTTTGCAACTACGGCAGGGTTCTGTACATGAGCTACGAGGAGGGCGTGAACCAGAGCTTCCAGAGGCGGCTTGTCTATCTCCACATGGACGAGGTGCAGGGGAGGTTCCGCGTAGCGATGGGCGACACGTGGGACGAACTGGTTGCCCGGCTGAAGAAGCCGAAGAGCGCGAAGTTTGTCATCATCGACTCCTTTCAGGTGGCTCCGTGGGACTATCCCGAAGCAGTGAGGCTGATGGAGACCTTCCCGAAACGCTGCTTCATCTGGATCAGCCAGGAGAAGAAGAGCCAGCCGTTGGGCGGCGGCGCGGTACGACTGAAATACATCTGCGACATGAAGGTAAGGGTCGTGGGGTATAAGGCCTACTGCCAGGGCAGGAGCATCGGCGAGGCCGGCAGCTACTTCACCGTGTGGGAGGAAGGAATCTTGAAGAGCAGCAACCAGATATAGCGTGAGTGGCCGCTGCAGAGCAGCGGCTTACGGAACCCATCGATCGACCACGCCTTGAAAGGTGCTGCACAGAACGGAAACGGAAATATTAACTAATAAACGAAAACGTATATGGACGAAGTAGTTGAGAAGATTGTTGCCGAGGCCAAGAAACAAGTGTCGGGGTTCGGATATACGGACCAATGGCAGATTCTTACCGCTATAGCGGATCGATTACAGGACTTGGGTCATGAGGCCCTAAAGTTGGAGTATAATATAGAATCCTTGGAAGGAGGTGAGGAATGAGCGAGGAAAGCAGGATGATAAGTGTGCGCGCCCCTCACGGCCGGGTCACCCATGAGCGGTTGGTGCTTCACGGCCTTCGCTGCGGCTACTGCCAGGGCAACGGCTGGTTCTGGGGCCACGACGAGATTGGCGAGAGCGTGAAAGAGGCTTGTCCGATCTGCAAGGGGCGTAAGACTGTGGAAGCCGAGGTTAGGATAGACTGGAAGGCGGAGGATGGCGCGGGGTTGTAACCCCGCGAACAGAACCGGAGGGTATGAGACGACAGACAAATTAACAATAAACTATTAAGATTATGAGTAACATTTTGGAGAAATTGAAGAGGCGGCTTCAGGTGTGGCACGAGGAGCGTGCCTCGCGCATGGAGGCCGCCCGCCAGGCCGAGCTTGACGAGGCAGCTCGCAGAGAGGTGAACGTTATGGAGTTTAACGGCGCGCTCTATCTGAGTGTGAGCGGTGTGCCCTTGTTAGGCATCAGTGATATTTCGGGTGACCTGCCGACTGCCGTTCAGGCCGCCCGTGCGAACTATAAAGACTGGAAGGAGGAGAAGCTATGGGAACGGAGAGGAACTACGCACGCTTTTTCGCTCTTCTGAAGCAGCTGCCCTACGCTGACAAGGCGACGCTCGTGGAGCAGTACACCCACGGCCGGACTACCCACCTTCATGAGACTACAGCGCAGGAGTACCGTATTATGTGCGACGAGATGGAACGCGTGTCGGGCTATGGCGAACGCAGGAAGGCCCTTCAAGCCCAGCTGCGTAAGAAGCGGAGCGCTTGCCTTCGTCTGATGCAGCAGCTTGGGGTGAACACGACGGACTGGCCGGCGGTGGACAACTTTTGCCTAAATCCTCGCGTGTCGGGCAAGCGATTCGCCCAGCTGGACTCGGAAGCTCTTGACACCTTACAGGTGAAGCTCAGGATGATCAAGAAGCACGGCGGTCTAAAAACAAGAGCTCAAGCGCAGCCCAAGACATCGCAGAGCATGATATACATACCCTTAGGCGGAGACACCGCCAAGGCATAAACAACAACCCATTAAAAACAAAACAGAACAATGGCAAAACGAGTAAAGAAAATCATTATTACCGGCGTGACGCGCGAAGCCGCCGACGAAGCCTTCGCCAAGTATGCCAAGGCCGATGCCGAGAGTGCGAAGATCACGGCCGACATCGAGTTGCAGTGTGCCAAGATCCGCGAGAAGTATGCCGACCGTCTGGCCGAGCTTGACGCGGCTAAGACTGTAGCCTTCGACACGTTGCAGAGCTTCGCCACAGAGAACCAGTCAGAGCTTTTCTCGAAGAAGAAGAGCCTGGAAATGGCTCACGGCGTTATAGGCTTCCGCACGGGCACTCCGAAGCTGAAGACGTTGAAAGGTTTTACCTGGGCGAGCGCCCTTCAGCTTGTGAAGGAGTTTCTTCCGGGCTACGTTCGCAAGACCGAGGAGGTGGCTAAGGACAAGCTGCTTGCCGACCGCGACATGGAAGTGAAGGTGAAGGAAGGTGAAGACGAGGTGAAGCTGAGCCATGAGATGGCCCGCTGCGGCATCCAGGTGGTTCAGGACGAGACCTTCTACGTTGAACCGAAGAAGGAGGAGACAGCATGAAGCGCAAGGTGGTACGGCCCGAGAAAGTGGCGCTGTGCCGCCTGTGCAAAGGCACGGGCACAGTGTCGGGCAAGGACAAGCACGGCCTCCCATTGCTTCGCGTGTGTCCCCAGTGTGAGGGCAGCGGCAGGGTGAAGGTGAGCGGCGTGATGGAATTTGACATCAAACCCTATAAAGAAAAGTAGCAGATGAACAATCGTCGTGGAGTAAGTTATCAGAAACGTGTGGAGGAGATCAACCGGATATATGACCAATGGGCCAAGCGGGGCGTAGCGAACCGCGAGATATGGCGAAGGTACGTATATCCCCGCTATGCCATTAGCGAGCGCACGTTCTATAACATACTCAACGCGAGTGCTGATACCAAGAACGTGATAGCTGACGATTGCCGTCAGCTATTGCTGTTCAAGGATGAGGACTTTGAGTAGCGGTGGCTTGTAAGCCGCCGAACAGAACGGAGCACCCCCGCGCCTTGGAAAGGCGGGGCAGAGAGCGAGAAAGCAACGGATTATGGCAAGCGACATGGAAAAGGGCCTTCAGCAGGTGATCAGGAACATCCTGAAGGATATCAAGGTGGAACTTGGCGACGAGTTTGACCGGAACTTTGAGCGCCAAGGTTTCTTCTCAGAGAAATGGCAGCGGAGGAAGAGCCCGACTCGCCCAGGCGGCGCGATACTTGTAGATACTGGCAAGCTTCGCCGGAGCATCAAGAGCAGCAGTACGTCGGACAGCATTGTGTTTTCGAGCGATTTGCCTTATGCCTCGATTCACAACGAGGGCGGCGAGATCAGGGTAACGCGTAAGATGAAGGCTTATTTTTGGCACAAATACTACGAGGCCACCGGCTCTTTCGGCCGCAAGAAGAACGGGGAGGCGAGGAAGGACAAAAGGACGGTTCAGCTAAGCACGGAGGCCGGATTCTGGAAACTGCTTGCTCTAATGAAGGAGGGCAGCAGCATCAAGATTCCGAAGCGTCAGTTCTTAGGCGCGTCTCCGGAAGTTGAGCAGGCTGTGAGGGAAATCATCGAAGAGAATTTAGGAGAATATTTTAACGACGTAAAACTGAAATAATCATGATGAGAGAAGAATTGTTTGAAGCCATCAAAACTGCTATGGCCGATACGGAAGTGAAACATATAGACCTGTGGAACCACAACGTGGAGTTTTTGGAGCAGGAAGATGCTTGGCCATTGCCGGCGTTGTTCGTAGAGTTTGGTGAGATAACCTGGGAGCCTCTGACAGGCATTCATCTTCGCGGCACAGGTGAGGTCCGTCTTCATCTTGTCACGAACTGGAGCGATGGCGGCTATGATGCAGCCTTTTCCTTATGCAGTAAGGTGACCACGAAAACTTTCGGCTTGAGGGGCAGGTCTTTTGACCATTTGCGTCTTCTTCGTACGGAGACGAACCACAACCATGAAGAGATACTGGAGAACATCGACACGTACAGCGTGCGTTATTTACGTTATGGCGGATAGCGTTTATAGAAGCAATAGAAGCCATAAGCGGGATATAGAGAGCCCCGGCGGTAAAATTATCCGCCGGGGCTTTGTCGTGGCAACACGTCGCATAAGAAAGGCCTCAGACGGCCTTTTTCTTGAATAACATCATGTCGGTATATGATGAGCTGTAGTTCATGTGCTGGTTGAACACCCTCAATTCAGCACCCTTGAATGGATTGCCCAAGTCAGGATTGCGCCCCATCCACTCACATAATTCAAGGATGGACGATTTGTTTGAGGTGAAATAGACGAATGAATGCCCTTTTAGGACCTTGATAACATCGAGATAATCGGCCAAGCCCCAATACATGTTGTAAGTGGAGACATCGGTGGAGAGGTATGGCGGGTCAACGAGAAAAACCACTCCAGGACAATCTCCATATTTATGAACGAGTTCCTTGTAGTCGCAAGAGGTGATTTCAAGGCCATTGAGATAGTCCCCACATGTTGGATAGTCGGTCTTTCGGATATTGTTATAAAGGGCTTCTTTTCTCATTCCATCAATATCCGTTCTGTATTTCATGGAAAACATGAGAGACGATGATAGCGTGATGAAGTCAACGAAACCACTTTCCACGTACTCCTCGATGCGGTTGAAAATCTCTTCACGCAGTGGTCCCTTGATTAATTTATGCCTTGGCACGCTTTCGCCCACCATTTTCCTGATGTCGGCAATAAGGTGGTTGGTGCGTGGGATATTGTCAATGCGCCTACGATAATTGTCGAAGTCATTATAAACGACTTTAGAATGGGGTTTGAAGTGCTTTGTAATATGAGAGAGCAGCCCTGAGCCGCCAAAGAGGTCAACGAACGTAGTGCCATCGGGGAACTGCTGGAGAACCTTGATAAACTCCTTTGCGAACATTCGTTTCTGCCCTACGAATGGCAGTGGTGCGGAAAGATACAGCTTGCTCATACGTTCAACTCGAATTTCACGTTTTCGTCTCCATCGAGCAGGAGCCGTGTACGCTCCAGATTGTTCTCGTAGATATGCACATTGCCTATGTTGAGCGTGATGGATTTCAATGGCAGTTCTATCTGCCTTGCCATAAGATAAAGATGATAGAGATCTGCTGGCAGTCCAAGGTTTGCATCGCTGCTGCGCTGATAAGCTGTAAGAACCAGTTCACCATTCTCTATTTGGAACTGCACAAGGCTCAGACATGGGGCTTGGTTGGTCTCCACCCCTGTTGAGCCGAGGAACAGCACATAGTTCTTTGAGCTTCGCTTCTCGTGGTTGATTTGGCAAATGAGTGGCAGCAGTTTCTTCAGATATGTCGGATAGCTGTTGACGAGCACCGGTCCGCAATAGTCCCACCAGCTGATGCCGGCCTCGCGGTATTTATCGACGTTGCGCTCGCCTTTCATGAAGAGCTGCAGTTCGCTCTTCAGCTTCTTTCTTGCGATGGGATGCCCCTCGAAAATGTCTAAAAGGTCGCCGGGGAGAGCGTGAGCTTCTCATTGAGCAGGTAACGTATTGTGCCTTTTTTGTTGGTCTGTTTTCTGCCACTGACCAACACCTTTTGCAGAAGTTGATAGTATTTGTTCATATTGTCGTGTGTTAAAACCACGACAAAGATAGGCAGCAAGAGGTGTAAATCCATGGGCGCAGACCGTATTCACGCTGCAAGAGGAATGCGGTAGAACGGAGCAGTTCTACCTACCCCCCCTATGGGCAACACCGCACTCAGCCCGGAACCTCTTGATGAGGTCATAGACTTTTCGCTCGCAAACATGATAACGCTGGGAAAGAACCACCACTATATAAGATACCTTCTCGCCTTTTGAACGCATATTTGCATAGTCGTTGTATAGTTCTACATAGTCGGCATCTTCAAGCCGGATGCCTGCACGACGTAGATTCTTAATCAATTCCCTGTTAAATTTCAGCACTTCTATTATCTTCATATCAAAAAAATATTTGTACCTTTGCACCGTCTCACTTATTAATGGCGCGTGGCGCACACAAGAAAAAACCATCTGCTGGCGACGAGGGTATATGGCCCCCGGTTGTGCCAGTAGATGGTAACTTGTGTTAATTAGTAAGTGAGACGACTATTAACAGGCCGGGGGCTTTTTTTTTACGCCCACCCCCGCGGGCGTAAGTTCAGACTGTGTAATCTTCCATTTTGACAGCATCCTTCACTTTCCATCCGTCGGCGATGGTCTGCTGGATATATTCCAGTGCGGAAGTGTAGAATGCACGGAAGTCTTCAAGTTGGCTGAAGACCCGATAGACGGGCTTGTCATCGTTGCCAAGTTTAATGGTGACTGGCAGGGAAGCCCCGTTGGTCTGCACAGCGAGGTCGAACGCCGCCTTGTAGTTGAGCTGGTTTTCAGCAGAAAGCCATACTGTGGAGCCCTCGAACTCGAACCCAGAGAGGATTCGTCGGTCGGTGTCGTCGTTGTACCATTGAATGACGAGCGAGCGTATCTCATCGACGGATGGCTTGTGCGTGAACTCAGCCTCCATGAAGTCCGTGGTACCATCTTCGCGCAGCTGGTAGTCCCATCGTATGCGCCATTTGTTCTTAACCGGATTGACGCACTCGATGCGCGCCGTGTCCTTATTTCCTTGTACTCTGTGCATGATGAATTTTTTTTAGATGTTTATATAAGCTATAGATGGAATAGATACTATAGATGGAATAGATACTATAGATGTACTATATGGCAATCCATAAGAGCGCAGCCGCAGCCCCTCCGGCAACGGTGAGCAGCCAGTCGGTGAGGTCGAACTTGTTGCCATAGAGCCGGTCTTTGAGTTCGAGGCATGTTGCCGCAACAACGGCGGCATAGATGCCGGCATAGGGCGATGCGGTGAGCCAAGAGACGATGAATCCGCCGATGAGATGCTTGTAGTGGTTGGAATTTTGTAGAAACGCGATAATTTTCTTCATAATTGTTTGGAGTTTAAGAAATAATATGTAAATTTGCATCGAGGATTCCGTAGCTAATGACTACCGATTCCTCGATTGCGGGGGCTGGCCATTGGTCAGCCGTCCGTTTTTTTATATAGTAAGTTCATCTTTCCATCTTGTTCGCGAAGCCATACTTCCTCAATATCTTCACCTCTATTTACACGGCCGATAATGCTTCTACGCATATAGCGTTCCGTCAGATTTGGTCGGTCAATGATTAGCCTGTTACTTTGCAGTAATCCGTCATACATCATATTTCTAAAGGCATTCTTTGGATTGTTTGATGTAAATCCCTCATGCTCGTACCATTTTCCATCGATGAGGAGGTCTGGGCACTTTCCCTCATACTTTGTTCCCATGAGCGAGTGGTAGATATTTTGATAGACGAATTTTTGCGGTCGTGACATCTTAGGAGTCATTTTTACATCTTTCCCTTGCTTTGCAAAGAAATCGGCTACTTGCTCCAATTTATTATAGTCGCTATCGTGAGGATTGACGAGCTGATGTACTTGTACTTTTCCCCCATTTGGATACTGCCTCTTGATACTGAACCGCTGGTTTTCACATAGTCTTACAAGGCGACATGCTTGACAGAGTTCATTTTCCGGCACGAAAGTGAGGTTGACCTTCCCCTTAGCGATGTCGCAGTCTCGGCATCGCTTGATGGTGTATGGATTGTAGTCAGGTACGGCTTTCTGCTGCTTACCGGGGTTGAACCGGAAGATTCCCTTTTTGTCGCTCTGCAGCGCCTCCTCTCCTCTCTGCATCGCCTCGTCGGTAGGCGTGATCGGATATTTTGACTTCCTGACCTGCACGACTGTGCACCGGCAGTTCCATCCGTTTGGCGGGTAATAGGTTTCCCAGAAAGGGTCGTTCATGGGTCGTGTTACGCCGTTGAGTGCGGCGTGCTCCGGTCTGACCTTGTCGTCGCCGGCGGTGCGGTACTGCAGGTTGTAACGGTCTCCATCCTCGGTGAACTGTTCCCATTTTGCCGCCATTTGCGCGGAGGCGTGAACGAAGTTGTACTCAGCGTGGAGATAGTTCTGGTTGTACGTCTTGTCTATCTTCTGAACGTCGTTATAAAACTGTTCGAAAGACTTTCTGTTACCGCTCTCATCGAGGAGGGATGGAAAAGCCTCGTTGAGTTCGTGGAAGGTCTTGAGCCCTGAGAAGATATAGTCGGATCGTGTGAGTCGCCGTCGCATGGCCTCGGTCATGGTCACTTTCTGGAACGCCTGGTCGAGTATGTCGGCATGCGTTGATATGAAGTGCTGTGCCTCGTCGGAGGCGAGGATGTTGATGTCGAGCGTAGCCCCCTTCTGCCTGAAGAGTGCGGACATGAGCCCAGAAAAAGCCTCTGTGAGGCGTGTGCGTATTTGGTCCTGCTCGTCTTTGCTGAGGGAGATTTGCGGCTTGTAGCCTTGCAGAATGACCTCATATCGTTGGTGCAGCCCCACGTAGTGGGTGGGGCTCAGTCGAAAAAAGAGCGTGCATTTTTGGCTTTGTTGTCAGTGGGGTTTGTGGGGTTTCTGGGGTCTTTAGACTTCTGGGTGTCATCGTCGTCATCGGCTGTGGCGTTGTCGGGTTGTATGGGTGGTGTTGGGTTGCGCCGTTCGCCTACGGGCATGGAGTATTTCTCTGCGAAGTATTTAGGGTCGACGTCGTAGCGGTCGGCAATCATGGTCTCGTAGGCCACCTGCTGCTCCGGTGTGTAGTCGACGGAGTCGTCCCAGTCGAAGCGCAGCCCATCGACAGGGAATCCGTGTCGTACCATTTTCGGAAGAAGCTGGTTGTTGACGACATCGCGTAGCATGTCAGCATCAGCGTCGATGAGGTTCTGGAAGACCTGCAGATGTGTCTGCGACTGTGATAGCGAAGATCCGTCCTCGATGGTCATGGTCTGCCCGATGATGAGCTTTGAGAGCTCCGAGTTAGCCCGGTCGACACGCTCGTTGTAGACGTTGTATGCATCTCCCCGTGAGGACTCGACGAACTCCAGTTCCGTGTCGAGCGGCAGGACTGCGGATCCTGCGAAGCCGAGCGCTGCGAGCTGCTCGTTGATTCGCTTTCGCTCCTTCTCATCGCGCGTGGAAGTCTTGGCCACCCGTAGCGGCATGCCGAAGATCTCACCGAAGGCATCCCAGAAGGCGAGCATGTTTTTCTTGGGGATGGTGTGCTGCGCCGCCTTGAGGTACAGCCCGAGGTCGTCGGGCTGCCCCGCCTCGATGAGCCACTGTGAGAACGGCGGCTCGTGATAGTCTATGCCCGTGGTCCAGTCCTGTCCAAGGTCGGTGATGACCCGTCCGTATTCAGGAATGACATGCTTGCGCGGTATGAGGGCGATGCGGCTGTAGCATGGGCATCCGTCGCCATCGGTGACGACATCTCCGAGCTCGATGAGCGAGTGTCCCCAATATCGGCTGTCGAGGATGAGCCGGCAGAGCCGTTTGAACCATGCCTGGTCGAAGTAATGAAGTGCCTGCTCGTCCTCTTTGCCCTTGTCATCGACGAGCTTGAAGGACTTGGCCATGACGAATCCCTCTCGCTGTGCGACGCACCCAGAGAGATGAGCATCGATCTCGACATCGCGATAGATGTCGTAGAGCTTCTTACGGTTGGGCGAGTCGACATTGATGGCCATCTGCCATGCGTTCCGCCAGTCGGCAACGTCCTTTCGTGTGAGTGCGTCGGTGGTGCGCTGCAGCCCGATGACGACGGACTTTACAGTTTTTGGATTTTTTGCCTTGGCGAGGTTGAAGTCGCCGTAGGGCGTGTGGAGAAGGCCGTCGGAATGGCCTGTTATCTTGTTGAAGAAAGCTTTTATATCCATTGTCGTGATGGTTGAATGTGGTGTATTAGAAGCCGCTGCACAGCAGCGGCCTACGGAACCAAGCGCCGGCTTGTAAGCCGCCGAACAGAACGGAGCACTACCAGTTATGCCTTAGCGGTGGCTGTGAGGTGAGGATGATGCCGGCAGAGACGGGTTCGCCCTGCGTGTCGACGGCAGCGGGTAGGTCGGGTACGATCTTGCCTGCCTGTACTCCTTCGAGCCATTTGACGGCCCGCTCGTATCGTTCCTTTCGGATTTCGGAGCCGAGCTTCTGCGGCATGGCCGATACCATGTGGTAGAGCGCTATGTCGCAGGTGTACATGACGATGAGCCTGTTGCGGCTGTCTCCCTCTGCAGCGAAGATGGCGTCGCAGTCGTATGTGGGTCGGAGGTAAGAGGAAATTTCCTCCTGTGCCTCAGCCTCGGCGTTGGCGCGGTTCTGCCCGGAGGTCTGCGAGACCACCTTGAGCGCGTTGTCGCCGATGACAACTTTGTAATCTTGGTCAGTGATGAACATAAGCTGATATTTTTTGAGTTTACCATGAGTTGCGTGCTGTGGGTCGCCGTGCGATGATGGGCTGTACGGACTCCTGCCGGGAGTTGCGCTGCAGGAGCCAGATGGCCCCCTCATCGGCATCGGGTGCATCGTCGTGAACCCGCGAGCCCCTTTCGAGTGCCAGCGTTTGCTCGATGCCCACCTGCATATCGGGCGAGTCCTTGAGTGCGGCATTGTAGAAGACGAAGCCCCGCTCCCATAGCGGCGAGACCGCCTCGATGCGCTGAATCTTCTCCGGCTTCTTGCGTTTGTCGGGCATGATGGGCAGCTGGTAGCCCCGGATCTTGCCCTCGGCCTCGAACTCATCGAGGATGATGTCCTGCATGAAGTTGGCCTCCATGAAGAACTGCACGGCAGCCACGTCGCGCGTGCGCTCATAGAGGTCGTAGAGCCAGCGTACCATGCCCGAAACCGTGTCCTGCCTGACGTAGCAGTCGATGAGGTGTAGTTCGGGGCCTATCTTTCCCCAGAGCCGTGAGGCCTTGTAGTCGTTGGCCGTGGTTGACTTGAAGGAAGGGTCGGTGTAGCAGATGAGCTCATCATATTTGGAGAGCTTGGGCATCTTCTTGAAATGAATCCAGTCATTTCGGAAGATGGTTCCGTCGACGATGGGGTTGTGCATCATCTCCTTGTTCCATGCCCTGTAGCCGACGAACTCAGCATAGGCCTTTGCTTCTTCCTTGGTCCACTTCTCCCGCCATACCGGCTCGCCGTTCTTATCGACGGCCTGAATCTTTGAGAGGAAGACCCCGTGTGTGTGAGCGATGTTAAAGAGGACGGACGTCTTGGAGATAAGGTTTCCGACCATGATGAACCGTCCCCGTCCCACGTCGAGAGAGCCGAAGAGCGCCTCCTTTACCCAGTCCGTGAGGTCGTGGACACGCTTCTCGTTTCGGCACAGCTCGTCGTCGTCGAGGTCGTCGATGACGATGTAGTCGGGTCGTGCCTCCCGGTCTCGGAGTCCACGCGGCGACTGTCCGCGCCCGCAAGCGAGGAACTTGACCCCGCCTTTGGTCTTGAACTCCCCCTCCTGCCAGTCGCCGTCAGACTGCTGAATACCGAAGTCGGCAATGATGCGCTGGTTGAACTGCAGCTCAGCCTGAATGTCACCGAGGAGTCGGTCTGCGGCATCCTCGGACTTTCCGACGATGACCATGAAGTTGATGAGCCTCTTGGGCTGGAACATAAGCCAAAGCGGCATGAAGATGTCGAAGTGGGTGGACTTGGCGTGACCTCTCGGCCACATGAAGACCGCCTTGAGGTTTGGTGTTGCCTTGACCTTTCGTGCCGCCTCGTTGTGGAAGGGCGCGTTGTGGATAGTGCGTATGACCTCGCCTGTGGTCTTGTCGCGCAGCTGCAGGAAGTGCGGAAAGTAATACTCGCAGAAAGCAGCATAGTTGGCGAGGAGCCTGTTTTTACGCTGCTCCCTCTCGGCATCGGTTTCCTTCTTGAGGAGCGCGGTGTCGGTAATGGCCTGCACCTGCTTGCATCTTTCGCGCCAGAGGTCGTAAGCTTGTTTTTTCTCTGCTACTGTTGCCATGATGAAGAGTTATGAGAGCTGCTGCTGAGCAGCAGCGTACGGGACCCAGCGGATGAATGCTACTTAATGCCCATCTGCTCGGTGATGTACATGTCCTGATACTTGTTGATGACCTTCATGAGTTCCGGTGTTACTGCCGGGTCGGTCTGTGAGCGGTATTCGAGCCACTTGGAGAAGGCCATGAAGACCTCGATGGTGTCAACGACATTCGCCTTCTTGTCGAGTTTCTCGATGACGGCAGATAGTTTTGCCAGTTTGTCGCCAAGCCCTGCAATGAGGTCCGGGTCACCCGAAGCGTTGACTTGCGTGATAAGTGTGTCGATGGTGAGGAGGAGCTTGTTGACGAGTTCTGGCCGTGTGACACTCTTAGCCGCTCTTGCCTCCTTCCAGCCACCGGCTGCACACCATTTGGATATAGTTACTCGCGATACCTCTACCTTCTCGGCAATCTCCGCCTGGTCCATTCCTGACATGTAAAGTGTACGTGCGAGGCTCTTTTTCTTTTCTGTCTGTTCTTTTGTCATGATGAAAAAGTGATGATTACGGTGCAAAATTGGCCTAATAAATCGGTACCACAAAAAAAGTGTGCAATGGTTTCATAGATGTATGCAACCATTTCATACTTTTTTGGCGGTGAGCGAATTAAGGCGTAATATTGCAACCGGAAACGCGCACTAAGCGCAGAAGACGAAATGGCAAAACGAGTAAGAATATCGAATGACAGTCTGAACAGCTATGGCACCCGTGTGCTGACCTCAGGCATGGACACGAAGCAGTATGAGCGCAACCCCGTGCTACTGTATATGCACGAACGCGGCAACGTGATAGGCTACGTGAAAGACCTTGAAGTGAAAGACGGCGAGGTGACGGGCGAGCTGATGTTTGACGAGGCCACAGAGCTGAGCAAGCGCTGCAAGAAACAGTTTGAGTTTGGCAGTCTGAAGATGGTAAGTGCGGGCCTTAACATCATAGAGATGAGCGAAGACGGACAATACCTTGTGGAAGGCCAGACAAGCCCGACGATCACGAAGAGCAAGCTGTTTGAAGTGAGCGTAGTGGATATAGGCGCGAACGACGATGCCATCGTGCTGAAGAAAGACGGCAAGCAGATAACCCTTGGCAGGGACGGCAAGTGTCCTCTGCCATTACTGAACAATAACAATAACCATCAAAAAAGAGAAGAAATGGAAAACAAGACCATCGCCCTACAGTTGGGGCTGCCGGAAACGGCTACAGAGGCAGAGATTACCGCCAAGCTGACCGCCCTGAAAAGTGCGGAGGCAGAAAAGAGCAAGCTGGAGCTGGAGAAAGCCCAGCTGGAAAGCGCCCGCATCACGGGCCTTGTGGAGCGCGCCATCGGCGAGAAACGCCTTGGCGAGAGCAACAAGGAAGAGTTTATCAACCTGGGCAAGAAAGTAGGCTACGAAGAGCTGGAGAAAGTGCTGAAGGCCATGCATCCCCAGGCGAAGCTGACGGCCATTCTGAACGGTGGCCGCGCGAAGAGCGACGAGGACGTGAAGTACACAAAGCTGAGCGAGGTTCCCTCAGCGGAGATACTGACCCTCCGTGAGCAGAACCCCAAGGAATATGCCCGTCTTTACAAGGCCGAGTACGGCATGGAGCTGCCCGAATAATAAGTAGAACACAATAAACGACAAAAAGATGAGAAAGAAAACAATCTTGAAAGCAATGACGGCCCTGCTGTTCAACAGCGTGATGGGCATCACGGTGGCCCTCGTGCTTGGTATCAATCCCGTGCTTGGCGCAGTGCTGGCCAATGTAGCAGCTGTCATCCTCGGCCAGTTTGCCCCGCAGGGTGCTTTGCAGGCCGGTGTGCTGACAGAGGTATGGACGGGCGAGCTTGTGAAGAGCCTTCGCAGCGGCCTTGAGGGCAGCTGGCTTGACGGCATTCCCGACCAGAGCTCCCTTGTGAACAACGACGTGATTCACCTTGTGGACGTAGGCATCGAACCCGACGTGCTTGTGAACAACAAGACCTACCCCATCCCCATCCAAGAATTGCCGGACGGCGACATCGCTATCGGCCTTGACAAGTTCCAGACGAAGGTGACCCCCATCACGGACGACGAGCTCTACGCTCTGAGCTATGACAAGATGAGCCGCGTGAAGGAGGCCCATGCCAACGCCATCAACGACTCAAAGTTTGCCAAGTCTGCCCATGCTCTCTGTGCGAACAGCAACACGCCGACCACCCCCGTCCTGACCACGACGGGCGATCGTGAGGCTTCAACGGGCCGCCTGAGACTGTGCGTAGACGACCTGGTGAATATGAAGCGTGCGCTTGACAGGCTGAAAGTACCTGCCGGCAACCGCCGCCTGGTGCTTTGTCCCGACCACGTGAACGACCTGTTGATGACGAATCAGAGCTTTGAGCGCCAGTACAACATCGACCGCAACACCGGCAAGGTGGGCAACCTGTACGGTTTCGACATCTACGAGTATGCCAACAACCCTGTGTACACTACTGCAGGGGTGAAGAAGAAGTTGGGCGAGGCCGGCACCAAGGGCGAGTTTGCCTGCTCCTTCGCTTTCTACACGCAGCGCGTGTTCAAGGCTACCGGTTCTACGAAGATGTACTACAGTGAGGCATCGACCGACCCGCAGAACCAACGCTCGCTCATCAACTTCCGCCACTATTACCTGTGCATGCCCAAGAAGGCTGATGCTGGTGTGGTGATGGTGAGTGGCTATAAGGAGACCGCGTGATGAGTAGGCCGATGAAATATCTCGTTATCCACTGCACGGCGACCCCTGAGGGGCGTGAGGTGAGCTCGGCAGACATCCGCCACTGGCACTGCGACCCCGTGAGCAAAGGCGGTCGTGGTTGGAAGCAGGTGGGCTATACCGACCTCATCCACCTCGACGGCAGCGTGGAGCGTCTGGTGAAGAACAACGAGGACGCCAACGTGGACGACTGGGAGGTGACGAACGGTGCGGCGGGCTATAACAGTGTGAGCCGCCACATCGTGTATGCCGGCGGCTGCGACAAGAGCGGCAAGCCCAAGGACACGCGGACAGCAGCCCAGAAGGAAGCCCTGAAACGCTACGTGCGCGACTTCCATGAGCGTTTCCCGTGGATACGCATTGTGGGTCATCACGAGCTGAACCCCGGCAAGGCCTGTCCGAGCTTCGACGTGCCGGCCTGGCTGCGGGAAATCGGCATCAGACAATAATCAAGGTAAAAAGCAATATTCAGGACAACACGGAAAGCGACCCAAGCGATGGACACGATTATGCAGATACTCCAGTGGGCGATACCCTCGGGCGGCATAGGCGCCGCCATCGCTTGGGTGGCCAACCGGAAAGCGAACAATGCCAAGCAGGCCAAGAGCGTACACGACACATACAAGGCCATGTACGAAGACATCTCGGCACTGCTTGTAGAAACCCAACGAAAATATGACGACTCAACGAAGCTCACCGAGAAGCTTGTCTCGGAAAACAACCTTACGCGGAGGGCTCTCAACCGCCTTTCGCGTGCCATTGAGGCTATCCAGCTATGTCCTCATGCTGGCTCTTGCCCTGTCAGCGGCGAGCTGTCGCTCAGCGAAGACGGTGACGAGGGAGAGGGCGACGGCCGTGGCAAGCGCAAGCGACAGCAGCGCAAGGAGTCAGGTGGTGCGCCGGGTGATGGTGAAGGAAGCCGTGAAGGCGGACAGCACTCGGCTGCGCATACCCCTTGACAGCCTACTGATGCTGCCAGCGGGTGCGAGCTATACGGCCCGTAGCGGCAGGGCCCATGCGAGCGTCACGGTGAGGCGGACGGCGAATGTTGCCGCTGCAAAGCAGCAGCCTACAGAACCGAGTGGCATGACGGTGTATGTGGAGACTGGGTGTGACAGCCTGGAACGCCTGTGCGCCTACTATGAGCAGGAGAACGAGCGCCTGTCTGTGGCGAACTCCCATCTGACAGCCACCGTGAGCACGAAGGAGAAGGAGGAAAAGAGCTCTCCGCGTGCCTGGTTGGAACTATTAGCGACATTCATAGCCGGGCTGTTGCTCGGCGGAATAACAACCTTTTTAACAACAAGAAAATGGACTACAAAGTATTAGACGGCACCGACCTTATCCTCTCATCGATGGGTCACGCCCTTGGCTTCTCGACAGGCTGCAAGGTGAGCACATCTGCCGAGACCGGCGAGCGCAAGACCAAAGAGGCCAGTTCGGGCAAATGGAAAGAACAATACGTGAAGTCGTTCTCGGAGCAGATTACTGCCGACGGCGTCGTTCTGACAAACGGCACAGACGAGGTGCCGACCTACGACCAGCTGAAGGCAGCCATGCTGAAGGGCGAGCCCATCGACGCCGCCTACAACCTGCGCGACGGTGACAAGCGTACCGGCAAGACCGCCGGCGGCTACACCGGCAAGTATATCATCACGAGCCTTGAGCTTGACGCCCAGGCCGGCGACGACGCAAAATACAGCATCACGCTGCAGAACAGCGGCCCCGTGACGGCCCAAGGCAGCGGCCTGACGGAGGCGGCATCAGCAGGAACGGGTTCTTAACATCAATGAGCTATGGAAACAAAGAAACTTTTGAAGCTGACGATAGGCGGCAAGGAATACCCCTGCCGTGTGACGATGGGCGCGATGACGCGCTTCAAGCATGAGAGCGGCAAGGACGTGAGCAAGATAGGCCAGGGCGACATCGGCGAGCTGGTGCTGTTTATCTACTGCTGCGTGAAGAGTGCGTGCAATGCCGACGGTGTGGCCTTCGACATGGACTTTGAGACCTTTGCCGACCATTTAGAGCCTGACAGCGTGAATGCCTTCTACGCATCGTCGGGCGAGAGCGGCGAAAAAAAAACATCACGGCCAGCTCTTCCGAAGCAGGCATAGAAGAGCTTGCGGGCATAGGGATGGGGTGCATCGGGATGAGCCGTGACGACTTTGAACGCTGCACCCCTTCTGAGTTTTACGCCGTGTGGCATCAGTGGCACGAACAGCTGGAGCGTATGGAGCGCGGCTCATGGGAGCGTACACGTACACTGGCCCTTGTGTATGTGCAGCCCTATAGCAAGCATGCCCTGAGCCCTCACGAGCTGTTGCCCCTGCCCTGGGACGAGGAAAGCAAGGACGAGCGCACGGCGAAGCCCGACAGTGCAGAGACGGCCCGTCGCTATGCCGCGGCCAAGCTGCGCAACGGACTGAAATAAGCAACGTAAAAGAATATGTCGAATACAGTAGAATTCCATATCAAGATAAAGGGTGAGGGCAGCAATGTGCTTCACGACCTGACGGTAGAGGCTACCGGACTTGACGACATCATCGCCCAAGTGGGTGAGAATGCCAGCCGGACGGGCGAGCGGCTGAAGGCGATGGCAGCCAAGAGCATGGTGTTTGACGGCATCATCAGTTCACTGACGACTCTGAAGGGCATCGTTGGCGACATCGTGGCTCCGTTTGACAGCTTCGAGAAGTCGATGCGCTCAGTGAACACCATGGCCGGCAAGGGCGAGGCCGACTTTGAGGGACTGACCGACAAAGTGAAGGAGCTGAGTGCGAACATCCCACTGGCCCGAGAGGAGCTGGCCAACGGTCTGTACCAGACCATCTCTAACGGTGTGCCCGAAAAGAACTGGATGAGCTTCTTAGAGCAGTCGAGCAAGTCGGCAGTCGGTGGTCTGGCCGACCTTGGCCAGACGGTGACGGTGACCTCGACGCTGATCAAGAACTACGGCCTGAGCTGGGATCAGGCCGGTGCCATCCAGGACAAGATACAGATGACGGCGAAGAACGGCGTGACGAGCTTCGAGCAGCTTGGGCAGGCGCTGCCCATGGTGAGCGGCAGCGCGTCGCAACTTGGCGTGTCGATGGACGAGCTGATGGCCGTGTTTGCCACGACAACGGGCGTGACGGGTAACACCTCGGAGGTGGCCACCCAGCTTTCGGCCGTGCTAAACTCGCTCATCAAGCCAAGCTCGGAGGCCACGAAAGCCGCCAACGAGATGGGTATCGGCTTCAACGCCGCCAGCGTGCAGGCCGCAGGCGGCCTGCAGAACTTCCTGCTTGGCCTTGACAAGAGCATCACAGAATATTCGGCCAAGACCGGGCAGCTGAAGCAGACCATCTACGGCCAGCTGTTCGGCAGCGCTGAAGCCCTTCGTCTGCTGGGCTCACTGACGGGCGAGCAGAAAGACAAATTCGCGGAGAACATCGGCGCCATGGCCGACAGTGCCGGAACGATAGACGAAGCCTTCAACAATATGTCGAGTACGGGCGAGGCCGTAGGCCAGATGCTGAAGAACCAGGTGCAATCGATGATGGACTGGGCGGGTTCGATGGCCAGCACCTCCGCCCCATATATCGAGCTGCTGGCCAACACGGGCCTTGCCATCACCAGCCTGACACAGCTTCGCACGGGTCTGATGACCGTGGTGACCGGATTGAAGGCCGTGAGGATTGCCACACTGGCGCAGGCCGCAGCCTCAAAGATAGTGGCAATCGCCTCGAACGCATGGAAGGTGGCACAGGTGGCCCTGAACTTCGTGCTGAGCGCCAACCCCATCGGCATCGTCATCATGGCGATAGCCGGACTGGTGGCCATCCTGATAGAGGCTTACAACAACTGCGAGACCTTCCGCAACATCTGCGACAAAGTGTGGGCTGCGGTAAAGGACGTGGCGAGCGCGGTGTGGGACTATCTGGTCAAGGCCTTCGAGAAAGCCTCTGAGGTGATCAAGAAAGCCTGGGAATGGGTGAAGGAGTTCTTCGGCATCAAGGACGAGGGCACGGCCAGGCAGACCGCCGACATAGAGCGCAATACCAAGGCCACCAACGCCAACACTTTGGCCAAGACAAAAAACGCCCAGGCGGCGCTGAAGAAGAACAAGAAACAGAACGCCCCCGACCCAAGCAGCTCATCGGGCAGCGGGAAGAGCGGCAAGAGCGGCACAACGACCACCCATACGGCGACGGACAAATACGGCGGCACCAAGCTCATCGCCAACGCATCGAGCTATAAGGAGCTGGGGAACAACATACAGTACTACCAGAACAAATTGGAGACCACGAAGGGCACGGAGACCGCCACCATCCGCCTGTATGCCGAGAAGATCAAGCAGCTACAAGAGCAGCAGGACGCGATAACCCGCCTTCAGGATGCCGTCGGCAACCCTAAGGAGCTGAACACACTTGGCGACATAGACAAGGCCATCTCCTACCAGCAAGAACTCAGAAGCAGGGCAAGCGCCTCGGAACTTGCCGGCATAGACCGTGAGATAAGTCGTTTGAACGACCTTAAAACAGCGTTTGAACGCAATGCGCACGTGGACGTTGGCATAGACAAGATAACGACCTACCGGCAGCTGGAGAACGAGCTGCAATACTACAGCGACCTGCTGAAGACGGCCACGGCGAGCGAGCGCACCGAGATACAGAAACAGATAAACGCCCTGAACGCCCTGCGCGACAAATGGGACGAGACCCTGGATGAGCTGAAGAAGCCCGAGGACATCTCCCGGCTGGACACCATCGACAGCCTTGACAAGGCCATCAGCTACTATGAGAGTAAGCAGAAGAAGGCGAGCGCGGCTGAGATTTCAGACATAGCCCGCACCATCGGCGCACTGGAGAGGAAGCGCGACAGCCTGAAGCAGCTTACGCGCATCCCGGATATGGAGCAGGAGACAGGCCGTCTGAGCGGACTGGGTAAGGCTGAGCTGAAAGTGGAGTTGAAGGCCATCGGCATGGACGGCCTGCGCAAACGCATCAAGGAGCTGCAGAACATGCTCTCCGATACAAAGAACCCGATGAGTGCGAGCCAGCGCAAGGAGATGAAGAAACTTGTGACCAGCTATGAGGACTACGAGAAGATCTTGCGCAAGAGCGACGTGACGGTGGAGAAGTCGTGGAGCAGCATCAAGGGCATCGGCGGCGGCATCAGCTCACTGACCGAGACCTTGCAGGAGAACCGCGGCGCGTGGGCCACCATCACAGGCGTGGTTGACTCGGCGATACAGATATACCAGGGCGTCAGAACGGTAATAAGCATCGTGGAAGCCCTGACCGCCGTGACCACGGCCAGCAACGCAGCGACAACCGCCAGCGGCGTGGCGACGACGACAGCCGCAGCCGCGAAGATAGCCTCCGCCCCGGAGGAAGCTGCGGCGGCTACCGTATCGACCGTGGCGGCCAAGGCCGAGGCCATGGCCTACAGGGAGCTGGCCGCGTCGGAGTTCATGGCCGCCCATGCCTATATCCCGTTTGCCGGCGCGGGCATCGCCGCCGGTTTCATCGGCATGATGCAGGGCATCGTGGGTTCGGTGGCCGTGACCCCGTTTGCCAACGGCGGACTGCTGTACGGCCCGACCCTCGCATTGATGGGCGAGTATGCCGGCGCGAAGTCGAACCCTGAGGTAGTGGCCCCATTGGACAAGCTGAAGTCGCTGATAGGCGACAGCGGTTCGGTGGCCGGTATGCGGATGGAGACGCGGGTGAGAGGCCGCGACATCGTGGTAGCACTGGCCAACGAGACACGCATCAACAGAAAAAGAACGAACATTAAACTCTAAGGAATGTATATACACGGACAATTCTACAATGAGCTGAACGACCGCATCGAGGTGCTGATCCTGACGCACGGCGACCGCGGCGAGGAGCTGGAGATAGGCGACGGTAAGAGTGGCCTATACTTCAGCGACGACCCTGTGGAGACGACGAGCGAGGTGAACGACACGTTTGACCACCTGCTGAGTCAGCAGGCCACTGTGCGGCTGCTGACACGGAACTTCGTGCAGGACTTTTTCTGCCCGTCGTGCAAGGACGCTGTGGTGAACATCTACCGTGAGGGCGTATGCCTGTTTGCGGGGTATGTGGAGCCCCAGACGTACTCGCAAGACTACAATGAGGAGCTGGACGAGATAGAGCTGAGCTGCATAGACGCTCTGACGGCCCTGCAATACGCCAAATACCGCGATGTGGGCTCGCTTGGCGTGCTTTACAGCGTGGTAAAGGGTCAGGCCTCACAGCGCACCTTCCTGAGCGTGATGATGGAGATGCTTGGCGGCGCCATCGGGAACTTAGACATCAAGGGCGGGAGCAAGGCCCACTACTGGTATGACGGCAGCAAGGCGGTAGACAGCCAGTCGGCCAACCGCCATGCCATCTTCGGCCAGCTGTCGATCAACGAGCTGCTGTTTTTGGGCGACGGGGAGGACGACGTGTGGCAACAGGACACCGTGCTGGAAGAGATGCTGAGATACCTGAATCTTCACATCATGCAGGACGGTATGGACTTCTACATTTTCTCCTGGGAGACGCTGAAAGACGACAAGGACATCTACTGGCGCGACCTGCTGACAGGTGAAAGGCTGACGACAGCCCGCATTACAAGGGACATCACGACTCAGAACGTGGTGGGTACGGACACGAGCATCAGCGTGGGGGAGGTTTACAGCCAGCTGCTGCTGACGTGCGACGTGAAGAGCGTGGAGAGCGTAATCAAGAGTCCGCTTGACAACGACCTTGTGAGGAGTCCTTTTTCGAACAAACAGAAATACCTGACGGAATACAGCAGCGACGGTGAGGGCAACAAGGCCATCGACACCTTTGACGCCATGACGCACGGCAGGGAGACCGACTATGCCGGCGGCCGTATCACGGACTGGTACATGCAGGTGATGGACAACGCAGAGTGGACTTTCCCCGACAGGGGCAAGGGCAGCCTGATGGCTACCTACGGGAAGGGGAACGCAAGCCAGGAGCGTCTGCCCAACGTGCTGTCCGGTCAGCCCGGCGCAGCCCTCATCGCCTTTGGCAAGGTGGAGCGAAAGACCGATGGCAAGGACAACTCTCCGGTGTCGAAGGTGTCGATGACGAACTGCCTCTTCCTGAGCGTGAACGGCAACGGTGAGGACAAGGACGACAGCAAGGCCTATCCTAACGAGAGCTCGCTAAAGGGTTCGATACCCTACGCGGAGTATAACGGCAACACGACGGGCGGTGTGTTCTCGCCGAACGACGATGAGACGACGAACTACATCGTGCTGAGCGGCAGCATCGCCCTGACCCCCGTTATGGCCCTGACGGACACGTATAAGGCAATATATGACTACACGCCGTCGGCAGGGATATTCCCGAACCCCATTATGGGCGGTGGCATCAGACAATGGTGGCACCTAACGGTTCCGAGCCGTGACAACGGCGACGGCCGCTACTACACGCAGAAATGGTGGAAGGCGGCGACACCCGGCATGGAGCCGGAGTGGGACGCGGAGAGGACGAAGGGACTTGTTCCGCTGACGGATAAGGGCCCGGAGGAGTATGAGTTCAAATACAGTGCCATCGGCGACAGCTCAGACCAGATATCGAAGGTGGGTGTGGTGGCTTGCATGCTCATCATCGGCGACAAATGCGTGGTGGAGACCGGTTCTACGGGCAAGGTGTCGGACTTTGAGTGGCGGACATACAAGGAGCGGAGCCAGTGTGCAAGCGATGACGAATACTACCAGCAGAGCTTCACGATAGGCTTTGACCCGAAGATTGGGGACAAACTTATCGGTACGAAATTTGACCTGCAGAACAACATCGACTATACGATGGGCATCGACGCAGAGGGCACGGCGATACCGATAAGGAAGAAAGACAGGGTGAGCGGTGCGGTGAAGTTCTTGATCCTCGGCCCTGTGAACGTAACCTGGGACGTGGTGACGCGCCGTCATCCCACGTTTTTCCGCCATACGAAATGGGGCAGCAGCACGATATTGCTGCTTCCCCACGTGAGCAGCATTGTAATAGAGTCGTTCGAGATGAAGATATACAGTGACAACGGTCTGGTGAACAACACGGGCGATAAGGACATCGTGTATCTGAGCGACACGAAGGAGACTTTTGTGAACCGCAAGGACGACATCAGCTTCAAGATCAGCTCGGCGCTGACCTCGGCGGAAAGCCACGAGCTCGGCGTTACGGACAGCGTGAAGATGAGCACGCCGGTGAACACCCAGACGGGCGCTGGCGTGCTGGAGCTATACGACTACGCAAGGGGTCAGAGCGCGAAGCCTGAGCAGTTGTACGTGGACAGCTATTACAATGAATATCATGTGCCCAGGATAGAGATGACACAGAAACTGCGCGACAAAGCCGGGGAAGGTCTTGTGAGCCCTTTGCTGCACTACCGCCATCCGGCAATGGGGAGGACATTCTTTGTACAAGGCATCAGCCGCAGCCTCAATGAAGGCTCGGCAGAAATGGACTTAAAGGAGACAGAGCAATGATAGACGTCAAAATCATCAGCAAGCCCAAGAACGAGGGCAGCACGAGCGCGGTGAACACAGGCAGCACTGCTTACGGCAACATGGCCGTGAAGGAGGCCGCCCACGCCGCGAAAGCCGACATCGCAGAGACAGCCAAGGAGGCTGACCACGCCAAGGTCGCCGACACAGCCAAGGAGGCCGAGCAGGCAGGCGAGAGCAAGGAGGCCGCACACGCCAAGGAAGCTGACCACGCCAAGGAAGCCGACCATGCGCTGACAGCCGACGATGCGGACAAATGGGACAACCGGGAGTTTGACGACTATCTGGACCAGGCTGTGCGCAGGAGTGACGATGTGGCTTTTGGCTCCGTGGAGAGCGACGTGGTGCGCAGTGCCGGAAGATTTGTCGACGGGCTGCTCGGCGAGGGTTTCAAGCTGTGGAAGAGTGAGGACGGCACGACCTGCCTTTGCCTTGACCGCCTGACGGTGCGCCAGACGATGACCGTACTGGAGCTGCTGATAGAGAAGGTGCGGTCGGTGGGCGGCATGATATGCGTGAGTGCTGCCAACGGTAGGGTGAAGAGCGTCGAGGAGGATGGCGGCTACTATATCATCCGTTTTGAAGAGGACAACGCCTTTGTGGCTCACGACCTGATGCGCTGCCAGACCTTTACAGGCAACGCCATCAAAAACTACTGGGTGGAGGTGGCGGAGTCCGGCAAGGACTACGTGAAGGTAGAGAAGACTGAGTTTGACAGCGCTGAGCCATCGGCGGGCGATGACTGCGTTCTGATGGGCAACACCACGGACAGAAGACGGCAGAACCTTATCCTTATCTCGGCCACGGAGGACGGTCAGCCACGGGTGGACGTGCTTGACGGCGTGAGCGGCAAGAGCTTCGCCGGCGCGCTGCGTGCCCGCCTTGGCAACCTTGACGGCATCAACGACGATGCCTTTCCCGCCGACAGACAGCCCAAGGGCAACGGCCTGTACTCGGACAACGCCTACCTGAAGGGCACGTTTCTGCTCTCTACTGGTGAGGACGTAAAGACCCGCTTCGAGATTATGGAGGGCAAGGTGGAGAGCGAGCTGACAGGCATCCGCGACGACTTCACGGGGGAGAAAGGCTACCTGAGCAATGCCGCCTTTGCCGATGGCATGTCGAAATGGGAGACGGAGAACGAGGCGGTGTTCTTTCTCGTTGGCAACCGGTGGGTGTGGGCCAACGGCAACGTGCTGTCGAAGAAAGGCAACTGCGCGAGTGTGGCCAAGGATGAGGGCCGGACGGTGGTTGTGATCCGCAATAAATATATCAGCCAAAAGAAAGAAAACCTGCGCTCTATACCAACATTCGCGGTGAACGCCGAGGGGAAGAAACAACCTGTGGCCGTTTATCTGAGTTTCTTCTATAAATGTCGCAAGGCCGGGAAACTGAGAGTGGAGTTTGAGAACGTTGACAAGACCGGCTTCGAAGACTTCAATTCCTTGCTTGTTGAAGAAGACCTCGGTGAGACGGACAGCTACAAGCAATATACCTGCAACGGACTGTGGAACGGCACTGGCGACTTCAAGCTGAGCTTTACTGGCGAAATATGCCTTTATATGCTCGTGCTGAGTACGGACAAAGTGGAGAGCCTTGCCTACAAGTACCGCACGCTGCTGGAGCAGAGCGAGAAGATAGTGAAGATAGCCGCCCAGAACTTTGACAAGGACGGCAGGGTGCTTGAAGAGAGCGGCATTGTGGTGCGCCCCGAAGGCAGCGGCGTATATGCACAGACGGCAGACGGGAAACTGGCACTCATCGGTGTGGCCGTTACAGAAACTGGAGCCGACGGCAAACAGCATACCGTGATTAAGCTTACAGCTGAAAACATACAGATGGAGGGTCTTGTTACAGCCAATGGCAACTTCAAGATTAAGGAAGACGGCAGCATGGAGGCCGTAAATGGCAAGTTCAGTGGCGAGATGAATGCCCAAAGCGGATATATCGGCAACTTCATCATCTCCAATGGCCATCTTGGAATAGGTGCCGCAAGCACAGACGCAAATGGTAAAACCACCATCAAGGAAGACGGCAACGGCCTTTTTTTGTATGACAACATGATAGGCTTCAACGCTCCCGGCAGACAGGCAATTTTTGGAACTTGGAACAGCCTTGGCTCTCCCATACTCTCAAGACTGTTGGACACCCATAAAGACATGCTGGACGTAACCGGGCTTGTATTGGGCGTGCAAGGCTCCCTGTTCGGCAACGATGCTCTACATATAGCCGGTGGCTATGTGAGCGGGCTGGCCTACAAGCCGCAGATAGCAGGCTTCGGAAACGTGACGAGTCAGACAGCCCCAACAAGTGCGACGATCAATGTGGACCGAACAACGGTGGTGCTCTATGTCACCACAAAGTTCTCATGGCGCGCCAAGGATACGGACGGCAACGGAAACGATGTGGCCTGGGAGACGAAGACCCGCGACATGAATGTCAACCTGCCTGAGATGCAGCACTATGACGACGGTCACACGCTGAAGATAAAGCGCGGCACGAACAACGGCAACAAAGTATACGTCGTGCCTGGGAAAAGCCACTGGATGAGTCTGTCTGACGACGGGCTGAACTATATTGACAATGTTGGCCAGAGCTGCATCCTCACAGACCGCGGCAGTTATGTGACAGACAAACTGACCATCGAAAGCGAAATGGACTCTATGGAACTTGTGTACCTTCGCGACCTTGTGGTAACGATAGACACGAAGACCTATCACGGGATATGGGTGCAATTCAAGAACCCAAGAGACTGGTAACAATAAAACAGAATAAGACATGGCACTTACAAACGAAGAGAAACAGGAACTGCTGAACGCCATGAAGGCGGACTCGCAGAGTGTTGACAACCTTGAGGTGGTGACAAGCCTCGACGGAGTGAAGAGCCTCCCCACCGTGCGTGGCGAGGAGCTGGTGGCGGCACCCCTGAGCCTTTTAGGCAAGCCCGCACAGGATGCAGCAGCCATAGCCAACAGCGCAGCAGCCACGGCAAACGAGGCTGCAGGCAAGGCCAATGATGCTGCCGTTAAGGCCGAGACCTTTGGCGAACAGGCAGAGAAAGCCGCCGCCACTGCCACGGATGCCGCCGACAAGGCCAATGAGGCCGTAAGCGCTGCCAATACTGTGGCAGCCAACTATGAGCATTCAGCGAAGCTGGGCCTTGACGGGGCAACGGCGCGATTTGCGGGTATTGACGAGACGGCAGGCATCACTACGGAGCTTTCGAGCCTGATAGCCGGAGCCCTGGATCAGGTGGTGTGGTCGGCGGAGAAGAAGACCTTCCTGATGCGTTCGAAAGACAAGAAATACTACACCTCCTGGGCCGCCGACGGAGGCCGTTCGATGGCACTTTTCCTTGACGGTCAGACGGTGAAGCAGGACAAAGTATACGCCTGCGGCGAGTCGCTGTACGTGTACAGTGGCGGCGACTTGGTGGAGATCAGCGGCTCGGGCGGTGGCAACATCTACAACGTGACCAGTGAGGCACCGCTTGCAGACGGCTACTACACACTGCAGACGGCCATAGCCGCGGTGGAAGCGAAGCAACGGCGTAAAGGGCTGTGCGTGACCTACGAGACGGCCCAGGGCAAATGGGAGACCAAGCAGTTTGTGGGAACGAGCCTTGACAGTTGGGAACAGGCTACGGCGTGGGCTGACTTCGGTGGCGACGGTACGGTGAAGAGCGTGACGGTGAACGGGGTGAGACAGCAGCCGGACGCAGAGGGCAACGTGAGCGTGAACTTCGACAAGGTGGAGGTGGACGAGAGCCTGGACACGAGCAGCACGAACCCGGTACAAAACAAGGCCGTGGCGGCAAAGATGGCCGAGGTGGAAGCCTCGACGGTGTTTGGCATGACGGCCGAGGTTAGCGACGACCAGAGCAGCGTGCGCCTCGCGCTGACCAACAAGAGCGGGGCCGAGATAGCCAGTGCCGACATACCGGCAGGCAGTGGCGGCGGTGGCGGTGAGAGCAGCACGACAAAGATAGTGCTCAGTGCCTCGGTGGACCATGCCACGGTGAAGGAGGGCGGCAGCGTGCGGCTTACCTACACTTATGACCACCAGAACACAGGCGGTGACAGCACTGGCCAGAAGGCCACCATACAGGTGATTATCAAGCGCGGTGCCACGACGACCTATTCGGACACTGTACAGGATGTGGGCAAGGGCAGCTATGACGTTGACCTGACGAAATACCTGCTGCTCGGCACGAGCGACATCTATGTGATAGCCACCTCTACGGATCCGAATACCGGCAAGGCTCAAAAGAAACAGGCTTACGTAAGCGTGAAAGTGGTGACGCTGTCGCTGCATAGCTCATACAACCTTGCCAACGCACTGTCGAAAGGTGGCTACGGGGTGAGCGAGACAGTGAGCATACCCTACAGCGTGAGCGGCAGCGGCACGAAGACCGTTTTTCTCTATGTGGACGGCAATCAGCGAAGCTCGGAGAGCGTGACGAGAAGCGGCACGACGAATGGGAGCTTCGACATCCCCATGAGCGGTCTGAGCATGGGACGGCACAACATACAGATGGTGGCGGAGATGGATGCCGGGAACGGTCTGACACTGAAGAGCGAGAGTATATACATCGACATACTCAAGGGCGGCAGAAATGTTCCTTTCGTAGGGCTGATGATGACCAATGCCGACGGACGTATCATGACGGCCACGGAATATGCCCAGCCGACGATTGGCGTGGGACAGTATGAGCAATGCTCGCTTTCGTTCGTGGCCTATGACCCCACTGCCACACCTGCAGAACTGACCATCAGCCACAACGGGAGCGTGGTGCAGACGGTGAGCGTGGCAAGGACGACGCAGCACTATGAGAACCGCTTCACGGACAAGGGAAGGCAGACCATGGTCTTCGCCGTGGGTCAGACGGCCTACACCTTCTACGTGGACGTGGCGGAGAGCAGCATTGACATCAGCGAGGCCACCTATGGGCTGTCCGTGAAACTGAGCCCGTCGGGTCGCAGCAACGGCGAGAGCAATCCCGCCAGATGGGAGTCGAACGGCATTAGAACGTCGTTCGAGGGCTTTGACTGGCAGAGCAACGGCTGGACGGGTGACTCGCTGCTGCTGACGAACGGCGCGAAGGCCGTCATCGGCTGTGAGCTTTTCAAGACCGACGCCGGGATTACGGGCAAGACCATCGAGATGGAGTTCAAAGTGAGCAACGTGAGCGACCGCATGGCAGAGGTGATCAGCTGCATGAGCGGCGGAAAGGGCCTGAGCGTGACTCCCGTGGAGGCGAGCATCAAGACCGGCACCATCCTGCACTACACCAACGAGGACGGCGAGGACGCGAGCCGCGAGATAAAGATAGGCACGAAGTTCGCCCCTGACGTCTGGCTGAAGGTGGCATTCGTCATCGGCAAGCGTGCCGACGGGCGGCTGATGGAACTCTACGTGAACGGCAACCGTGCCGGTGCCGACATCTATGACAGCGGCTACTACTTCCAACAGGACACGCCAGTAGGCATCACGCTGGACAGCGACGCTGCCGACCTTGAAGTGAGAAACATACGCATCTATGACCGTGCGCTGACTGACGACGAGGAGCTGGAGAACCGCATGGTAGATGCCACCTCGGCTGATGAGATGATGGAGCTGTGGAGCGAGAATGACATCATCGGTGAGACAGGCGACGTGGACATTGACAAACTCCGGGCCAAGGGCAAGGGCGTGATGCGCATTGTGAGGAAAGGCGGCCTTGACGAGGTGAACGAGACAAACAACAAGAAGATCGACTTCCTGACCGACATCTATTTCTACAGTCCGTTCGGCAAGCAATATGACTTTGTGCTTCACGACTGCTACATCCGCATTCAAGGCACGAGCTCGACGAAATATCCGAGCAAGAATATCCGCATCTATCTGTCGAAGGGAGGCACTGGCCTCAGCATGGAGATAAACGGTCAGCCGGTGGAGAAGAAAGCCTATGCCCTGAGACCCGGCAGCATCGCCATGGGTCTGCTGTGCTGTAAGAGCGATTACAGCGATTCGTCTATGAGCCTCAACACCGGTGGTGCGAAGCTGTTCAACGAAGTGATGAAGGAGCTTGGGCTTCTGACACCTCCGCAGCGCTACCAATATGAGCAGGCCGGGAAGAATATGTCGGCCGTGAACATACGCACTGCCATTGACGGTTTCCCGATCGACATATTCAGTGCGGAGACCGTTGACGGCGAAAGCACGTATTACGGTCAGTACAACCTCAACAACGAGAAATCCAAGAGTGGCAAGCTGTTCGGCATGGAAGGGCTGGACGGCTTCACGCCCGACTGTCCGCTCACTTTGGAGACGCTGAACAATGGTGAGAAAGCCTGCCTGTTCCAAAGCAGCAGTGATGAGGACTTCGCGGCCAACTTTGACGCAGGGCTGGAGACCAACGTGCCCGATGACGTGAAGTGGGCGGGACTGAACGAGGCGCAGCAGAATGCGCTGAAACGCCTGTTCGGATGGATCAGGTCGTGCGTGCCGGAGGGTGCGAGTGCCGATGACCTCACTACGTTCAAGAGTGAGAAGTTCGCCACAGAAGTAGAACAGTATTTCAACAAGGACTTCCTGCTCACGTATTACATCTATACCGACTATGCAGCGAGCGTAGACCAGCGCGCCAAGAACATGCTGCTCAGAACCTGGGACGGCAAGATCTGGTTCATCACCTATTATGACGGCGACACTCAGTACGGCAAACGCAACGACTGCTTCCTCGCCTATGATTATACCGTCGACCGGGACACCTATGACGCGGAGGCCTCTAAGTATGCCTTCGAGGGCAGGGAGAGTTGGCTGTGGAATCTTGTACTGGCCAACCTTCAGGATGACCTTAGACGGTGTGCCGCCAATTTCAGAGCCAAGATGACCCCGGACAGGGTGCTGGCCATGCTGACCGTTGAGCAGATGGGCAACTGGAGCGACAGAGCCTACAACAAGAGCGGCTATCTGAAATACATCAAACCGGCCATGGTGGAGACCTATGGCAAGAAGTGGCCGTTCATCTATGCTCTTCAGGGCAACAACAAAGCATTCCTGACCTACTTCATCCGCAACCGCTATGCCCTGCTCGACGCCAAGTATGGAACGAGCAGCTTCACGTCGGACAATATCGACCTCTATATGTCGAGGACATCTGCTGACACGGCTGACACTGTTAGGCTGACTGCTGGTGAGGTATATGCCTTCGGCTACGGCACGAACAACAGTCCTAATCTTGCCAACACGGGCATCGTGGAGGCAGGCAAGACGGCAACGCTGGAGATTAAGGGTGCATACACCGTGAACGACCCGTTGAGAATATATGGTGCGAGCCGCATGCAGACGCTTGACATGAGTGGTGCTGCCGACCATTTGAAGAATGGTTTCGACCTCGGGAAGTGCACTGCCCTTAGGGAACTGAACATGCAGTCGGGTACTGGTGGCAGCACAGGCTGGTGGCTCAGTATAGGCACCTGCCAACAACTGAGAACCGTGAATCTGCGCAACCAGCAGCAGGCAAAGACAGGCGGTAGTACCTCGACGGAACTTGACTTCACCTCACAGCCCAAATTGCAACGACTTGACGCCCGCGGCACACAGGTGAAGAGCATAAGCTTTGCCAAAGGTTCACCGCTGACAGAGGCTCTGCTTCCAGGAACTCTTACCGTATTGCGCCTTGAATACCTCGGCAAGCTGACGACCGACGGACTCAGCCTTGAGAGCTATGCCAACGTGAAGACCCTCATTGTGGACGGCTGTCCGAACATCAGCTGGGAGACACTGCTGGCACGCTGCTCGAACGTGGCAAGACTACGTGTGACGGGCATCAGTAAGACAGACGACGGAACGTGGCTCTCAAAATTCATGTCCATGGGCGGTATTGATGCGGACGGCAACGCCACCGAGACCTGCGCCCTTGCAGGGACGGTACACCTCACGCACTACATGGATGAGGAAGAGTATGCCAAGTACACCGCGCACTTCCCGGAGCTCAATATCAAGCAGCCTGAATATACGATGATAGAATTTGACGACTCTGTGGCCGACGATGCAAACATCACCAACCTTGACAATGGGACCGGTTATGCCTCCGGCAGTACGTACAAGCCCAATGGCCATATTCTGAAGATTCTCTCACAGCGCCACCGGGTATTGGCCAAGGTAACGAAAAAGCCTACGACGGCCACTATTAACATGGCAGGGCAGGACATCACCGTGAACAATCCTGACGGTGAAATGACCTACTACCCACTTGATGACGAGAACAGCCGCAAGTATGAGGATGGAACGGAGGCCAAATTGGACGGCAGTGAAGGCGACTGGATGATGTATGAACCGTTTTTCTGGTCCAAGGGCATCAACGACTACCTGAACGGAAAGCATTACAGCTGCTACAGCAGCAATGACCGGGAACACGAGCCCGAACATCCTGTGGCCACTGTACTCACACTGGAGGAAATTGGTGCACAAGAAAGCGGCATATTGAAAGGTCGAAAGATAATGGCCAATAAGGAGACATTGGCCAACTCCTACACTACCGACTCGTCATATAGCGTATGCAAGGTTGGTGTCTCAGGCTTTAAACGCGTGCGCTTCCCAAGTGTCCCCGGTACAAACCTCGTAGGAGCTGTCTTTGTGGACGGAACGGGAAAAGTACTCGGCTCGGTGGTTGTGCCGACCATCACCAACAACTTCGAGCCGGGAATGTATATCATCAAGGATATACCCGAAGGAGCAACCGCACTCCACTTCACCATCCTCAACACGGCGGAGTTTGATAAAGTGGTGTTGAGCAACAGCAGCCGGATAGAGGACATGGAACCTGATTGGGTGGAGAACGAGGAACACTTGTGCGCCGTGGTAGGGTCAACGGCCATAGGATCAAAGCTGCGTGCTGTGATAAGCGGTGGCAGCACTACGTCGAACATGACATGGACAGACTTTCATTATTACAGCGTGCAGCGCGGCATGCAACAGATAGACGCACAGATGCATTCCCGCATCGCCAATCTGTTCTATGCCAAGTATGGGCGTAGAAATGCCCAGGAACAGTGTGGTGCGGGCTCTCACACCAATATGCGCACAACTGGCGGAACCGCAGACATGGGTATGGCGGACACCATCGGCTACGAGGAGGCGAAAAGTGTGAATTCCAATGTAACCAACAGCCTCATCGACAATCTTGTTCATCAGTATGCATGGTATAGGAGCAAGGATGAATATGGAGAAGCAAGCGTCACGCAGGTGAACAATATCTGCTGCCTCGGTTATGAGGATATTTATGGTCACAAGTATGACATGATGGACAACGTCGATCTCCCCAATGACAACGGCAACCAAGGCAAATGGCGTATCAGAATGCCGGATGGCACGTTCCGCATGGTCAAGGGCTCGACATACTATGGCATGTGGATAGAGGCAGTGGCGCATGGCAAATACATGGATGTCATCCCAGTGGGAAACGTCAGCGGCTCATCCTCTACATATTACGGCGACATCTATTGGGTCTATACCAGCATTTCCCGTGTGGTTTATCGTGGCAGCAACAGCGCGTATGAGGATGGCGGTGTGTCGAATGCGAATGCGAATAGCAATGCATCGAATGCATACGCGAATGTCGGGTCGCGTCTGGCCTTCCGCGGTAAAGTCGTCAAAGCGCAAAGCGTCGCAGCATATAAAGCGCTTGTCGAAGTAGCGTAAGCGAAAAGCGAAAAAGCGAAAGAAGGGCGTTGGAGTTATATTCCAATGCCCTTCAAACGCATTAAAGATACTGACATAGCCGGTCGATTTTTTTGGAAAAAATGAGAAACGCGAGGTACGTTTCGTTTTTTGAAAATATACGCTTCGTTCTGTGGTCGCGAACATTTCGATTTGAGGATTATACAAATGATAGAAGTCGTTCTTTGTGCCAAAGTTAAGCTCTGTGTCTGTCAGTCCGTTAAGCAAAGGCTCAAGACTTGTCTCTATTTCCTCAGACACACAGCTTACAGAGTCGACCGACTCGAAATACTCCATCCCCTTAACCCTTGCGGCGTAATATTGCACACCATGCGTTTTGTGAAACGCTACCTTAAGTCTTGTATAGTTATCTTCTTTATGGTATATGGTATCCATGGAAATGCTGTCAATGGATGGTGACTCCGGTATTTCTGTCTCTCCCCATGCTTTTGTCAAGTCTATGCCATCTTGATGGTTTGCAGGTACAACAGACACTCTTACTCTGTCGCCTGTCTTGTGCTTACCAATGGCATAATAGGTAAGCACGGGCAGGCCGGAGACATTAGACGAGTCGGCAAACTTTATCTCATCTACCTTGCCGTTGATCAGGCACGTGACACTTATCGTTGCATGTGAGAGGACTGGTGTTTTATGACCAGCCGGTTTAGTAACAGAAATCGTTATGGGAATGGTGTCGCTTGCGCTTGGAAAGGCGTAGATGACAAACTTGGGAGTCTCCCCTTGACGGATGTCGATGTTGTCACCGCAAGACGTCAGCATGCAGAGCGTGATAAGTATGAAGAATAGAACTTGTTTTGTCATTTCTTTCAGAACCTTATAGTATAACTTACCGATGGGATGATAGGGATGTATCCCTTTGCTTTTGCCGCTATGCTTCCGTCGTTGGCCTGCCTTACTTTGGCATATATGGTGTTCAGATGACAGTAGGCATTATATACGCTGACATTCCAGATAGCTTCATGACCCTTTCTCGTGGTATGCTTGAAGTTGAAACCTAAGTCCAGCCTGTGGTAGATAGGCAGCAACAGGCAGTTGGGCTTACCGTAAATGTAAGTCAGTTCATGATTGTCGTCATCTTCAGGCATCCGTGGGTTGACGGCAGATGCCGTAGGAAACGACACACGATTACCGCTCCTCAATGTCAAGGCGGCGAACACTGAGATTCTATTCGTCATTGCGTATCGTATTGTCGTATTCAGTCTGTGACGGTTGTCGAACTGGTCGTAAAACCATCCGTAGTATAGCTCTGGAAACTTACGCTTACTCCACGACAGGGTGTAAGCCATCTGCGCGGTCAGCCGTCGCATTCGATACCGTGCCTCCATCTCTATGCCATAAGCCTTACCGCGTCCTTGCGTCACATTCTGTTCCCAGAAGGCGGCAGGAGGCTGCAGGCCCATCCAGTGGCGGTATTGCAGAAGGTTGTCAGTAGATTTGAGATAACCCTCAAGGGAAAAAGTGAACTCTGGACTAACCTGCGCATATACCCCAGCGGCTACCTGATGTGATTTAACGGGTGGAATGACGGTAGTGGACGGCGCCCAGAAGTCAGATGGTATATCAAGGAATGTGCTCGCAATGCGGTGAATGCTCTGCGACATGTGGGTATAAGATACCTTGAATGTCAAGGGAGTCACTGGGTGCCAGCGTATCGACAGTCTCGGGTCAAAAGAGTGGAATGTCTTGTCTGACACACGATAGAATGTGCAGCTCGTACCCACGCCGGTGTTAATCCAGCGGTTTAGCACAATGTCGTCTTCTGCGTACAACTGAGCCTCAATAGAGGACATTTTCGTGCGTCCCGACACATCAGTCGTATCAACATGCTCGCTTGGGCCCCCGAAATAGAACGACTGTATCACAGTCTGCGGATTGAAATGATGGAAGGTGAAGCTGCCACCAAAACGAATACTGTGATTTTTCAGCGGCATCCACAGAAAGTCGTTCTTTATCCCAATGTCGTGCATCTTTGTCTTGTTCCTCCTTTTGTCAAGACTGTTGCGACAGCGTATGCCAGGCTCCGGAAAATAGAGGTCGTCCTCATCGGTATTCTGATTTGTGTAACTGTATACTCCGATAATAGATGTATTGTTGGAAAGAGACTTCGAGAGTTGGAAGTCCCCGGCAAGCGTGACATTGAGGTTGCCCCAGTTGAATTTGTTGTCCGTTGTGTTGCGGTATTCGTT